CGTGGCCTTGGGTGATATGGTTATCGGTGCATCTTTGGGCGTGGACTTAGTTGGTTTGACAGTAACAGGTTATGTTTCTGCCGCAAACACAGTTAAATTCCGCATTCAAAATGAATCTGGTTCAACCGCTGACTTAGCATCTTCAACATTGCGAATTGTTGTAGCTCGCATGGTCTAATCTAAGGGGGCTAATAACCCCCTTTTTCTCGGAGTTCTTATGGCAACCTTTCAATGCTTACAAAGCGGTAACACAGTTACTTTCACATATCAACACGATATTGACACAATGAAAGGTCATCAGGGCTATGTCAGAATAGATGAAGTTAAAGAAGAAACTTCTGAAAAGCAAATAGTCTTGCAACCTCCAGTTAAGAAGGTTGGACGACCTAAGAAAGTCGAAAATGTCTGAAATTGACCCACGAGAATTCGGTAAATTGGAAGCCCAAGTTGAGGCTTTACAAGCAGAAGTTCATGGACTTCGCCAAGATATTAAACTGCTTTTAGAGATGGCTAATAAGTCTAAAGGCGGTATGTTTGTAGGAATGGCTATTGCATCCTTTATTGGTGGCTTAGTCACATTTGTTGCTGATCGACTTTGGAAATAAGGAGCATATTATGCCTATGGTTGGAAAAAAGAAGTTTCCCTACTCTGAAAAAGGCGAGAAAGAAGCCAAAGAGTATGGCAAGAAAAAGGGTATGCCTGTAACCATTATGGTTGCTGTTGGTTTGCCTAAGCGTGGTGCTCGTACTGCTACAAACATGATGAAAAAATCAGGTCGTGGCAAATGAAAAAGACCAAGGCTGAGAAAAAAATCAGTTCTGTCATGCGTGAGTTCAAAGAAGGGACTCTACATTCTGGCAAGGGTGGCCCTGTCGTCAAGAAGCCTAAACAAGCCCTCGCCATTGCTTTAAGCCAAGCAAGGAAGAAGAAATGAAACAAGGTTTATACAGCAATATCGCAGCAAAGAGAGAACGCATAAAGGCGGGTTCTGGCGAGAAGATGCGTAAGGTTGGTTCTAAAGGCGCTCCTACTGCAAAGGACTTTAAGCAAGCAGCTAAGACTGCTAAAAAGAAATGAAAACTCCTGCTTGGCAACGAAAAGAAGGAAAAAACCCCAAGGGGGGCTTGAATGCCAAGGGAAGAGCATCGTATAATGCAGAAACTGGTGGCAAATTAAGGTCACCATTATCGTCGGGCGACAACCCTGCTAGGGCCTCCTTTTTAGCACGTATGGGCAATATGCCTGGCGCTGAGATGAAAGATGGGAAGCCGACTCGACTCCTATTATCTCTTAGAGCTTGGGGCGCAACGTCCAAAGAAGATGCCAAAGCGAAAGCAAAGGCTATCTCTAAGAGGAATAAATGAGACCACTATCCGTTGGAGTTGAACCTACAGCCGCAACGCTGACTACTGTTTATACAGTTCCTACGGGTTACTACGCCAAATTCACAGTCATGTACGTCCACAATACGGGTGGATCAACAAAACACATTACTGTGGTGTGGAATGATGCAAGTGCCGCTACTTCCCATGACATCCTGACTGAATACAATTTCACTTCTAAGCAATACCTTCAATTTGATGGCGCTGCTTATATCGTTTTAGAAGAGGGCGATAAGATTCAAATTACGACTGAAGCTGGAAGTTCATTCAGTTTTATTGCTACTTTTGAACAAATAGGATTAACAAGAGCATGACTACATACCTTCAAGCTGTTAATGACGTTCTTGTTCGACTCAGAGAAGAGGAAGTCTCTACTGTTACCGAAACAAGTTATTCCTCTTTGATTGGAAAGTTTGTCAATGATGCCAAACGTCAAATTGAAGATTCTTATGAGTGGAATATTTTGGGGACAACTATTGTTGTTTCTACTGTGGCTGGCACTTCTTCTTACTCTCTAACGGGGGCGGGGCAGAAGTTCCGTGTTCAAGACGTTATCAATGATACGAATAACACTGGGCTGAAAAACATCCCTTTTGTTAACATGAATCGTTATTTGAACTTTGGGACTGTCTCTAATGGTGTTCCTTTGTACTATGCTTTTGATGGTGTAGATGCCAGTTACGACACAAAAGTAACTGTATTTCCTATTCCTGATGGCGTAGTAAGTCTAAGATTTAGCTTGGTCGTGCCACAAGCACCATTGAGTGCTGATGGTACAGTGATTCTGATGCCATCTGAATTGGTTGTTCAGAGTGCTTATGCTCGTGCGTTGGTTGAGCGTGGTGAGGATGGTGGTCTATCGTCTTCTGAGGCTTATCAGTTATACAGGTCTATGTTGTCTGACTACATCTCGACAGAAGCAACACGTTACCCTGAGTTTGGCTCTTTTGAGGCTGTCTAATGGCTCAACCCATCCAAACATTCAGCATTAGCGCACCAGGCTTCTTTGGGTTGAATACTCAGGATAGCCCATTGGATTTGGCTAGTGGTTTTGCTTTGGTTGCTACTAACTGTGTGATTGACCAATATGGTCGTATTGGATCAAGAAAAGGTTGGACAAGGGTTAATTCCTCTTCTGGAAACCTTGGTGCTAACGATGTTGGTGTGATCCATGAGTTAGTACAGACTGATGGCACGTTAACAGTCCTATTTGCTGGCAACAATAAGATATTCAAGCTCGGTGCTTCTAACGTAGTTACTGAGTTGACCTATGGGGGAGGGGGGTCTGCTCCTACCATCACTGCTAGTAATTGGCAGTGTGCTTCTTTGAATGGGATTACTTATTTCTTTCAAACAGGGCATGACCCAATCATTTACGACCCTGCTGTAAGTACAACCACTTATAGACGGGTTTCTGAGAAGTCAGGCTATGTAGGGACTGTTCCTAGTGGGAATCTCGCTATATCGGCTTATGGTCGCTTGTGGGTGGCTTCTACCAGTACAGATAAGGTCACTGTCAGCTTCTCTGATCTGATTGCAGGTCATGTGTGGTCTGGTGGCACGACAGGAACTTTGGATACGAGTAGAGTTTGGCCTAATGGTGCTGATGAAGTACAAGCCTTGGCTGCTCACAATGGATTCTTGTTTATCTTTGGTAAGAGACAGATTCTTGTTTACCAGGGGGCGACTACACCTTCTACGATGTCTATTTCTGACACAGTAGGTGGTATTGGTTGTTTAGCAAGAGACAGTGTTCAGACAACCAGTTCTGATGTGATCTTCTTGTCAAACAGTGGAGTTCGTTCTTTGATGAGAACCATTCAAGAGAAGTCTGCTCCTGAGAGAGATTTGTCTAAGAATGTGCGTAATGATTTGATGAGTGATGTTGCTTCTCAGAATCTGGCAAACATTAAGTCTGTTTACTCTGAGAGAGAAGGCTTCTATCTGTTGACGATGCCTGTTACGCAGTCTGTGTACTGTTTTGACAGTAAAGTTATCTTACAAGATGGTTCTTCCCGTATAACGACATGGGACTCTATTACGCCTACTTGTTTGGCATCATTGAGGGATGGCTCTGTCTACATTGGTAAGAATGGCTACATTGGTCAATATACGGGCTATAACGACTATCAGTCCACTTATCGGATGCAGTATTACACAAACCATGCAGACCTTGGTAATGTGAATCAGACATCTGTTTTAAAGAAGATTTCTACTGTTGTGATTGGTGGGACAAACCAACCAGTCATCTTTAAGTGGGGCTTTGACTTCAAGACAAACTATCTCAGTGCGACAACAACTATTCCTGTTCAGGGTATTGCCGAGTATGGTCTTGCTGAATATGGTGCTAATGCAACAGTAGTAGCTGAGTATTCTGATGGCGTTGCACTGAATACATTGAAAGTATCTGCCAGTGGTACTGGTAAGGTTGTTCAAACTGGTTATGAGTCTGATATTAACGGGTCACAGTTGTCGATCCAAAAGATTGAAATCCAAGCTAAGAACGGGAAACTATCATGAGTAGTTATACAAAAAGCACTAACTTCGCAACCAAAGATAACTTAACCTCTGGCAATCCTGCAAAGATTGTTAAAGGTACGGAGATTGATACTGAGTTCAACAACATTGCAACGGCTATAAATAGTAAGCAAGACTACGACTCTGATCTAGCCGCCTTTGCCGCTAAGACTGCACCTACTGGTGATGTTGTTGGCACTACAGATACTCAAGGTCTGACAAACAAGACTTTGACAAACCCAACTGTCACCAATTATGTTGAGACACCATTTACTGCTAACAGTTCTACAGCTATTACGTTAGATTTAACCAATGGTACTGTTCAGATTATTACTTTGACAGGCAATGCAACAATTACAATGCCAACGGCTACATCTGGCAAGTCTTTTGTTTTGTTTTTAAAGCAAGATGCTACAGGCTCAAGGACAGTTACTTGGTCAACAGTTAAGTGGCCTTCTGGTACTGCACCAACTATTACAAGTACAGCATCTAAACAAGATATTTTCAGCTTCTTTGCTGATGGTACTAATTGGTATGGTGTTACTGTTGGTCAGAACTACACTCCATAAGGAATCATAAATGTTTGCTTCTGGAAAATCAGCGTCAGTATCTGCTGTAGCCAACTACATCGAGGATGTGTTCAGCACATACCTTTACACAGGCAGTAGTTCTGCGCAAACCATTACCAACGGCATTGATCTGCTGAATAAAGGTGGTTTGGTCTGGCTCAAAGGTCGAAATGTTGGGAGCGCTTACGGGTACGGCGACCATGAACTTTTTGACAGTGCAAATGTCGGCTCTACCAGAAAGTACTTGCGCTCAGACGGCACAGACGCATTGGGTATAAACGGCTCTATAGCCGCAACACCTTTTACGGCGTCAGGCTTTAACTTGGATGCAGGTCCTGAAATTAACAACAATGCTGGAGACACGAATGTCTCATGGACATTCCGAAAGCAGCCGAAATTTTTTGATATCGTGACGTTTACGGCGTCCAGTAGCAACAACCAACGTATTGCACACAATCTCGGCTCTGTGCCCGGCTGCATAATTATTAAATCATTGGCTGTTGTTGGCAATTGGACTATTTACCACCGCTCCCTTGGACAAAACTCGCTACTTCAGTTCAATACAAATTCGACTTATAACTCGCCTAATCTTTGGGGAACATCGCCACCAACAACCACCGACTTTGGTATCAATGCGCCGTTTGTGCTTGCGTCGGGTCAAACATACGTAGCCTACCTATTCGCCCATGACGCAGGAGGCTTTGGCCTGACTGGTTCAGACAATGTGATT